GCCATTGCGAGCCGTCCCATTTGTATTTGATACCTGTGCGGATGTTTTGGATATAGGTGGCTTCGAAATCTTGATCAATAACGGCATCATCTTGTAAGGTGTTATCATCGGGATCCCAGATAGTGTTCCACTTGGTTCCGGACCATTCTATGATGGAGTTAGCTGTGATTACAGGATCAGTGCCGTCCTGGTTTTCCCATGACGAATCGTCGTTGCCGGGCTCACGCCAAGCCTGTGGTCCGCGATAAGGCACATTGGTGCTGTCTGCGGGATTACTAGGGTATTCGATGAATCCTCCGCGATTCGCACTGTTGTTGACATCCTCCAACATGAGGAATCTCAAACCTATAGGAATACCAGCATGATTACCATACACTTCTAGAGGATTGTATTTGTAAGGATCGATGATAGCATCCACGGTGCCACGAGTTTCTATAGCACTTGCTATATCTGAGTTAGCAGGATAGGTATCTGGATCTAGAGTCACAGTCAATACTGTTCTATCTAAAGGATTGATCACAAATGTGCCAACAATTTCACTGTCACTATCTTTGAGAAAAAACACATCGCTGCCTGGTACATATCCGCCCTGTACTTCTAGGATACGATCCCATTCTACGGGCTCACCATTTTTATATTCTTGTGCATCTAGTCCCAGTGATAAGACTGCTGCGTCAGGATTGACCAGCGTGAGGTCATACTGATTGTCTGTGAGGTTGCCTGTGTTAGACTTAAACAGCAGCACACGATATCTGTTACTAGAATTAGTTACTATAGATACTGTTGGTTTTTCACGATTGTAAATTAACTGTTCGAGATCAGCAACATCTCCAGTTTCTGTGAACACATTTGAAATAATAGTCTGTACGATACCTAATTTTTTAACTTTCGCAGGGGCAGTGATATAGATTGGTATTTCAAAGTCAAGGCTACAGACATCTATTTCGCTTTCCGCACCAGCAGGAATAGTCCTTGAGGTAAAGTTTGTGCTGGTAAGATACAGTGTGCTGAGACTGGTCCAATCTAGATAGTTGTCTGTGGTCTGTAGTTCTAGACTAGGGTTAAACAGCACAAGGATCTGTTCCAGCAGTTGCAGCTTTTGATCTGTGTTAGAAGTCCATATGTCTGCTTTCATGGTCATCTTGAAAGGAGTTGGCATTAGTCTTTCTACGGTATAGTTGCCACCCTGCGCATTTTGATATTCTCTAGTTCCCGCAGCATCTGTGAATCTGCGTTCCCTCACATGCACTTTAGAAACAAACGTAGGATCACTGAGCCGCGACGTATCCATTTCTAGGGCACTGATATAACAGCTGATCTTGGGCACAGACGGCATTTTATTTTCTGAATTTTCTTTGATGATAGCAGCTACCTGGCGAGCCATGTCACCATAGCTTACAGGCACACTGACCTCATCACCATTGCCAGCTTTGTATTTGAAGCCTATGAACACACGCATGAACTGTGTTACATAGCGTCTTATTTGTCCATCATAGAAAAAATCCATTATTCATCCGCCTGTGGTCTTAGTGCCTTGGTAAGGCTCTGTTTTTCTTTGGTCTCATGACCATCTATAGTGGTCACTGTGGTGTTGTTGACAAACGTGACCTTTTGTGTCTGACGAATATCTTTGCCAGCATAGGTACCACCTGCAGCCACATCACTGGCTCCGAGATTGTTCATGGTCATGCGCACATTGTCCTCAAATTTAGTCCAACGTCTGCCATCAAATCTAAACAGTCTGTTGGGTAGATAATCAGTCCTAAGAGCAAACTGCCCCACAGTGGGATTGATAGGAAATGCGATACCAGCAGTAAATGGAGCGCCGTTAGGCGGCAGGCCATCTCTGGTCAGATACCCGTTATAGCCGTCGCCGTCTGCAGACATAAGCATCGAGCTTGCAGTCTGTCCTACGTAGACAGGATTGCCGTCTGCATCAAACAACGGTGTGCCATCTATGTCAGTGGCCTGTGTCTCAGCATCTACAGTCACAGCAGTGGCATCTACCGAAGCAAGTTCCGCTGTGCCATCCTCTGCTCTCTGCAAGGTGTAGAACTTGCTGTTATCATATCCACTCTTAGGAGCATCAGCTTCTGCTTGATTTAATACAGCTGACGTGATCTGCATTTCTTTGTTGTAGGTAGAGATGATATCTTTCAGCGTGTCAGCGATCACATAGTAGGTACCATTGGGAGGTGCAACTCCTGTTACTTCTTGGGTGACCTGATATTTCTTGCCATCTGCGCCTGTGACAATGTCTCCAGGATAGTAAGTGATATCAGCATTGTAGGAGCCTCGGTCGGAGTCTGTGTTGGCTATGCCGTCTAAGATCTGTTTATATTCTTGGCTGTCTACCAATGGTTTGCATTTGGCTCTGTACAGATGCGGATACCATGTCACAGAAAATCCTTCTGCTGCTCTGCTTACTTCTTCGATGACATAAAATCTTTTCAGCGCATACTGAAGATCGTTCAACGCATATTCATCTGTGAGGTGCGGCAGTTCTATCACATCACCTGCGATGATTTTACGACCTATCTTTTCCACAGTGTCGTTGATGTGGAACGTAATAAAAATAGTATCGTTCTGTAGAAACAGTCCAAATTGGCTGAGATTGAAATCTATGTCTGAGAGATTATACACCCCCCTAAGCAGATAAATGTCGGGATCATATTTGCGATCTCGATTTTCTAAGAACAATAGATCCTGTATGTTAAAGGGATCGTCTGTGTTGTACGTGGGCGTCGAAGGAGTGTTGCCCTGCACAGCGGTATCGGGCCCAAGATATTTGTGCACCAGCACATCCGTGCCGCCAACCTGGAACATTTCCCAAACGGTATTATTGATAAATTTATAATCATTGCCTTTTTGAGGCCGGTAGAGACTGAGTCTTGGCATAGTCATATATTTACCGCTGCAATAAATAAGAGTATGAGCACAACTGATCAAGCAAAACAACAGGTTTTTGACTACTGCAAGGCCATGCTAGGCGACGGCATGATCGACATAGAACTAGACCCTATACACTACGAAACTGCACTGAATCGCAGCCTAGCTGTGTTTAGGCAGCGCAGTGATAACGCTGTAGAGGAAAGTTATTGTTTTCTCACACTAACTGAAAGCAACAACGAATATATCCTTCCTAAAGAAATACAACAGGTTAGACAGATATTCCGTCGTTCAGTGGGATCTAGAACGGGCAATGGCACAGGTGGAACGGTGTTTGAACCGTTCAATTTAGCCTATTCCAATACCTATCTGTTAAGCTCGACTAACATGGGCGGATTAGCTACCTATGAACTGTTTGCACAATATCAGGAACTGGTGGGCAAAATGTTCGGCTCCTTTATCAACTTCACATGGCACCCACAGAGCCATAAGCTGATCATACATCAACGTCCTAGAGGCGAAGAGTCTGTGATGCTACAGGTCTATAATACCAAACCCGACTTCGCTATCATAGATGATGTGTATTCTGGACAGTGGATCAAGGACTATACCTTGGCCAACTGCAAGATGATGCTGGGCCAAGCACGTGAAAAATTCGCACAGATCGCAGGACCACAGGGTGGTTCGGGGCTCAACGGTGCTGCTATGAAAACTGAAGCTGCCGCAGAAATGGAAAAACTAGTGGATGACCTAATGAAGCTAGTGCCCGGCGGTTCAGGGTATTCTTGGATAATTGGCTAAAAATTCTTGACTCTTTGATTATTCTATAGTATACTGTCTTTGTAAGGAGACATTTATGATTATAGGAGTATGTGGTTTTATTGGCAGCGGCAAGGACACCGTCGCAGACTATCTGGTTAACTTCCACGAATTTAGACGAGAATCATTTGCCAGCACACTGAAAGATGCTGTGGCAGCCGTATTTGGTTGGGACAGAACCATGTTGGAAGGTCGTACTAAAGCAGCTCGTGAGTGGCGCGAACAGGTAGATCCATGGTGGGCCAAACGCTTAGATATGCCTACGCTAACCCCTCGATGGGTCTTGCAATACTGGGGCACAGAAGTCTGTAGAAAATCCTTCCACGATGATATCTGGATAGCCAGTTTAGAAAACAAACTGCGAAATTCACAGGATCATGTGGTAATCTCAGACTGCCGTTTTCCTAATGAAATTGCCAGCATACGCAATGCGGGCGGTAAAATCATTTGGGTACAACGTGGTGCGTTACCCGAGTGGTATGATACCGCAGTGGCAGCTAATCAAGGCTATAATTGGGCTCATCAAGATCTCAAGATGCGAAAGATACACGCTTCAGAGACTGCTTGGGTGGGCACAGAGTTTGATCATATCTTGATCAACGATCACAGCATAGACGAGCTCTACGATACTGTGAGATCAATAATCAGCAACGAGATCACCTTGACGCCAAGTGACTCCTTCTTTGCTCAGAACGCCAGCACAGTTTAGACATATGGTTTTAAGATTCGCAGCTCGGCAGTTGTCTAAATTGCCGTCCATGTGAAACACTCTAAAAACTTCCGCATGCGGAGAACGAAACCCGCATTTCTCACATTGCGATTTCATCCGGTAACCACTACGCAACCATCGTGGCACTCCTGTGTACAACCCATGAGCCATACAGATTTCACAAAGACTTCTGTAATAGGTCTTGGAATTTTTCTTGTAGTTCACAGCACAGGGTCTTGCACCGCACTTGCATAATGGTCGCATACAGATATTTAACGCTTCTGTACCTTTTCCACCCCTTTTGACCTTGTATTAACCATCCATTTTTGTTGCGCACGGCTAAATATTATGAGCAACTATTACCAGGAGAAAATGGGATGGCACTACAATCACCAGGCGTACAAGTTACGGTAATCGACGAGAGTTTTTATACACCAGCAGAACCTGGTACTACACCTCTTATCGTAGTAGCAACAGCGCAAGATAAAACCAATGGTGCAGGCACAGGCACTGCATTAGGTACCACAGCGGCCAATGCTGGCAAGGCCTTTAAGATAACCAGCCAGCGCGAACTTACAGAGACATTTGGCGTTCCATTCTTTGAGAAAACGGCCAGTGCTACTCCTATACATGGTTCAGAGCGCAACGAATACGGACTGCTTACAGCCTATAGTTTATTGGGTGTAAGCAATGCTGCTTTTATCGTGAGAGCAGATGTAGACCTAGACGAACTAGAAGCACAGACTGACGCCCCGGGAGCGAATCCTACAAACGGCCAGTGGTGGATTGATACGCAGGCCACAACCTGGGGTATCCAAGAATGGAACGGTGCTGCTGCAACAGTAGCAGGCGGCCAGAAATTCACATATAAAGTGCCAATCGTACTCACAGACGCAGACTATCCTTCAAAAATTGTTCTTAATGGCAACGCCCCAAAAGAAGGAGTAGGCAAGATTGGTGACTATGCTGTGGTTTTCCGCACAGTGGAAGGTGACACTAGTTTTGGTGCAGAAGAAGAATATGCTAGAATCTATTACAAGAGTCCCGGTGCTCCAGCGTCTGCTGGTGGCAATGTAGCTGCGGTTGATGCAGGCGAATGGGTTCTAGTTGGATCTAACGAATGGCAGTCTAGCTGGCCTACAGTTAGCGGGACAGCAGTTAATACTTCAGTGACTTATGATTTTTATATAAACAACAGTTTGGTCACTGGTACAGGAACTATTACGCAAGTGGCCTCAGCTATTAACTCTGGCAGTATTGAAGGAGTCAGCGCCCAGGCCATCAGCGGTAGATTGTACATTTACTCCAATGGTGAAACAAGCGCCACCGACGACTCAACCGGAGCAGATGGCAGAATTGTAATAGCGGTTGGAACATCTCCTTTAAGTAATGTTGGATTGACAGCAGGAACATATCTCAATCCTCGTCTAGCACAACAACCCCATACATCAATACCTGCGTTCAAACTTGCAGATAATGCCGGAACGGTAGGCGGAGCAGCCACTGGCAGTGTGTGGGTCAAAACCACCGAACCCAATAACGGCGCTCGTTTGAGAGCCAAACGTTGGAGCTCAGCCACACTGTCATGGGTCAGCTATGAAGCACCTATCTATGACACCACCTCAGCAGCTCTGTACTATCTAGATCGCAGCGGAGGCGGTGCAGGTATTGCAGAAGATGCATTATTCACACAGTCAAATGCCAAAGAAACATCTGGTCTTGACACAACACCTGCTACAGCAACATTTAGATTATGGCGTAGAAATATTGCTGTAGGTTCAGCTACCAGCATCACCAGCAATATAATTAAAAACGGCACATTGGGATCATCAGGTACCAAAACATTTACCATCAGTGAATCACTGAAAACCACACTTGCCCTAGACACTGCGAAAACAATTACATTTACAGCAGTCAATACCAGCGCAGATGCAGAACTAATGGCTGCGGCTATTAACGCAGCTGGATTTACCAACATTGTGGCTTCTGTTACAGCAGTCAGCCTTACATCTAACAGATTAATTATCAGTCACACACTAGGTGGAGATTTTAGACTAGTAGATACAGTAAGCACCGCAGTGGCCAGTATGTTTACTGCTTACAACATAGACACACTAGCAGGCACAGAAAACTTCTACGCTGCAGAATCTGCAGTAGGAGGCTACCTAGCTTCTGGTTGGAAGCCACTAGCAGCCTCGGATCCAAGATTTGCTGCTTCTCC